TCACTACCGATCCGAAAGGAAGGTGCTCGGTGAAAAACTCTAGCTCGGGTGGGCAAGTATTACGAGCGTCGTCCCAAGCCGCCTCCATTCGGTTTAGAAGGCCACACGCCTCTCGTGTCTTTTCATCGTCAAACAATGTGCAAACCCAGACGGCTTTCATTTGTCCCCGTGATCTGAAGAAAGAAAAGCCCCGGTCTAGGAAAGCACCGGGGCGGTAAGTAAGATTAGTTTTGGTCCAATCGTATGACCGAGATAGAACAAGGTGACCGGAAGCGATCCCGGCTTAACCTGAGTGGCTCCGGTTGCAGTCCGAACCTAACGGCCGGGCTCTCTCACTGCGGCTAACTGACTTGCTGCGCATCGCCACTGCGCATTTCACCTTGTATGTGGCAGCGGGTGTGAGACTCGAACTCACAACTTCCAGCTTCAAAGGCTGGCACTCTAACCAGTTGAGTTAACCCGCATCATCTTGCTTATGTGAAATTATCATCAATTATGCGGAGTTGCATAATTAGTTGCCGGGAAAGAGGAAATACTCCGTTGTCTCTTTGTCTGGACGTGATCGAGGCACCCACCCGTCTTCGCGTGCAAGGGAAAGAGTGTCGACACCCACTTGGAACTCCTCCATCAGACAGAATTCGCTGAAGCACCTGTAAGCTACGGGAAGAGACTGGTCACACTTTTGCAAAATCTCTACCAAACGCCCAACAGTAAGCACTTAACCCTCCACCCGCTTAATCGAGAACCCGTATCGGCTGACTGAAGGGTTGCGGTACTCGTTATTCGAGTAGTCAAACACACTGGCTCCGATGGGAAGTGATTCGGTGTTCTTCCGAATCCACTTCCGTACATACGACCGAGCCTCCTCATATCGGGAGAATTTCTTCGCATTGAAACGACGGTTATTTCGGTGGATGGTGAACGTGGTGGTGGTTACTCCGGTTCCGGTGACAATGCACCTGACCAAAACTACATCACCAACAGCAGGCGTGGTCACTTGGTGTTTTCCTCTTCGGTGATTCGGTACTTGGACGGAACACGCTTACAGGTAAACTCTTCGATTGACCAGTTAATCCACTCACGCGATGTCTTGGTGAGGGAATCCCAATCCGCAAAGCGGAAGAACAAGCGGAGATATTCCAACTCAGTGAGAGTCTTTCGCTCATTGGTCACAACTCACTCCTCAACCGAACGGGCTATCGACATCCTCGGGTTCATCATCTTCCCAACTCACCGCTTTCGCGGGAGCTGTCTTAGCCGCAGCCTTCGGCTTGGTTACTTCAGTAGAAGGGTTAACGGGACGACTATTGTCGTTCTGTTCGCGGGGCTTGTCAAGGAGATTCTCGATGGTTGAGCCCTTGAAGTTGGTGGCGTTACGGATCGTGTTGCGGATGGAGAGGCGTAGCTTACTCACATCATCAGCATCGGGCTTGGTTCCATCCGACCACACAATACCGTTGACCACACCCTCAGGCATAGCCGGGGCACTGACACCCTCGGGGACAATACCTGCCAGCTTGATCTCCTCGGTGTAGTACGACTTGCCATTCTTGCCCGGCTTCATGTACACACGGAACTGGAACTGGAGGCACTGACCCAGCAGCTCACCGATACGGTTGACGTTGAAGTAGCCCTGTGCATCAAGGATACCAGCCGCAGCGGCAAGGTTGTGGAGCAGTGCGTTCTTAGCCACAGCCCACGTACCATCTTCGTGCTTCTTCTCCGACAGGTAGATCAGCTTCTGGACTTGCGGCTGCCACTTACCCTCGTCGTTCTGGACAAGGCGCTCACCGTTGAGGATCAGACGGAGCGGAAGCTCGTGGCTGTCACCGAAGAACTGGCCCTTGTCCACCATGATCTGTGGGAAATCCACAGTAATGGCAATCGCCTGCTTCGCAGGAACGGTGAACCGAACACAGGGCTTACCCTTCTGGTCTCCCCATTGGCCGGTGTAATACTCGGCATCCTCAGGGTACTCTTCGCCGGGCTTCACTTCCGTCTCGATAGTACGAGGCTGGACACCAAGGTCCACGATGGAAGAGATGTAGCCGGGGATGGAGCGGGCCTTGGTAGCCGTGCCAGCACGTTCAATAACGTGGGCGTTGACTTCGTTGTAATCGACCTTCGGCTTGGATTCATCCGAAGTATTGTTGGTCTTCAGGGGGTTGAACTGAAAAGTCATTTTGGATTTGGTTCCTAGTGTCAGTGTTGGTTAAACAATCTTAGCGACGAGGGTTACTTTGGCAACTACCCCGCCCGGATCGGCATACGAGATAGCCACCTCTTCGGTAGCGTACTTCATGTCCGCGGAACAACGGAACGAACCCCCTTCCCAGTAGTCATCGTATTGTTTGTACAATACGACATAAAAGGTGTCCTCTGAATCACAACATTCGTTACCGCTCTTGTTGATGATCTTCATTTGGTGTGTTCTTCCGTTTGGTTTAGTGGACGCTCGCCCATGTATCTCCGACCTTACCTTCGCCAAGGATGGGCACCTTGACCTTGAGGTACTTACCTGCCTCCGTGAGTGACCTCTCCCCGAGTTCCCTGAACTCGTCGGCTAGTTCTTTTGGGACTTCCCACAGGGCTTCATCGTGCATCTCAGCCACGGGGTACACAAACCGGGATTTGAAATTGTACGCCAGGACGTTGTCGTTGTCAACTACCAATCCGTTGAGCCACTTGTGCATAAACAAAGTGGCGTACTGGAAGATGACCGCTCCCGCACTTTGCTGAGCGCTGTTCACCAAGGCGTGCTTCATACGCGTCATGATCCACCGCTTGTCCAGCCCACGAATCTTTGTCTTACCGTTCTGCTCCCAGTGCTGGGTGAGTCTGTCCCGCAACGTAGCCAACGGCGCTGCCGCATCCCAAAACGCTTGGAAGATGGCCTCGCCTTCGGCTTGAGACACACCCAAGGTAGATGCTATCTTCTTGGCAGATGCACCGTAACTTGCCGCGTACTTCAGCGTCTTCGCTTTGTTACGCAGTGGCTTAACATCCGGGTGTTCCTTGTGAATCTCTTCTGGTTTGAGGTGAGCCAGCTTGTCCGAGAACATCTTGACCGCTGTGTTGGTGTGAATGTCCCCTTCAATCAAGTCGTAAGCGTAGGCTTCACCTCCGGGGTAGCCTTTCGTGTAGTGAGCCTCCACTCGGGCTTCCAGCCCGGAGGCATCATACCCCACAAGAACATAACCCGGTCGTGGTGTGTAAAACAAAGAACGAATCTCAGCGCCGTAAATAGTTTTGCCATCAGCGCGAGGGAGATTGACCACCGTGCTGTGTCTCTTCCGAAACGTAGGTGTGTACCCACTAGCACCAGCACTCAACCGGCCGTCGTACGCAAGCCGCTCGTTCCCGAGCCACCCTTCAATCACAGACTTGCGGTTGCGTAGGCTAAGCCAACGAACCACAGGACGTACCATATCACCTGCCATTTCTTCAAGGTTCGGACATAGGCGACCGTTCTCTTGGAGTTTAGGGGTAGTGAGGATGATGTTTCCTTTCTCGTCACGAGCTGGCTTCCCTCGTTCGTCCCGCTTGAAATTGAAAAGGGTCGGCACCCACCCCTCGGCGATAAGGAAGTTCTTGAGATCATCCTGATTAGCTAGGCGCATAGGTCCAGTGATGATGGTTGGCTCGCCTCCTTTGATCGGGTACACGTTACCTTCCAACAAGATGTCCCGCTCCGTGTGGAGCTTTGCTCCGAGACGTTCCATCCAGTTCACCATCGAACTGGACAGCGACCCGTCCTTCTTAAACGGCTTGGCTGGGAACCGATACTTGTCTAGCTCTCCTTTGTTCAAAGGCCGGGGAGGTAGTTGTGGCTCGATGGTTTGCTCAATCTCCGTCATCTCTCCTTCGATCCGGACAAGCAACCCTTCAGCGCGTTCTTTGTTGAACCCGATACCCGTGAACCCACGAACCGAGGTGAGATACGAATCCATCGAGAAGCAAATGTAAGGCTTCCACTCAAGAAGCTCGTTTAACGTCATCCGTACTCCTCAAGTCTCTTTCAGTTTGTAGAAGCAAGTGCCCTCTTCATCTTGCCAGAACTCCACGACACCTTCCTCAACCAACTCTCCTAGTGCATAGGGATAGTTGGACTCATCGTAGGCCCTCCAGCTCAGAAAGACTTGGAGCACGTTATCGGCGGGACCAGAGAGAAGCTCGTCGAAGTCGCTCGGTTTTGCTGTACCAACACTGCGGAGAAAGGATACGATCTTGCTCCGCTCATCTTCGTAGTCACTCATAATCTGCCAACTCCTTGATGAGGCGCTTAAACACCAACTCAGTCAGGTCAACGTCCCGGTCACAACGCATCAACATCTCTTCTGAATACACCGACCAGTCTTCGTGGGCGACCTTCTCCAAACCGAGCTTCTCACCAAAGGCTTCCAGCGAATGTCCGGGTTGTCGGTCAGCATTTAAAAATTGTGACAACTGAAGCGTATCAAGAAACCGTACCGGCTTACCGTTGAACGAACACCCTTTCGTGTCCCACTTGTATTCGATACCCCACACAAAACGGAGAGCTTCGAGGTCAAAACCCGCTATGTTGTGTCCCACAACTAAGGTTGGGTTTAGATCGGACACGTACTGCTGGAAATCCTCCCGCGATCTAAACGACCGCTTATCTCCCGTCTCAACCACCTTTGTGCACACGACCCATATGTTCTGGATGAGGGGGATGAGCCCATCCGACTCGATGTCAAGGGTGAGGGTGGTCATTCTAGTTTACTCCGTTGTATCCCAATCACAAAACTCAGCACACAACCGGAGACGACCGTACCAGTTGTAGGCAGTGAGACATGCTGTGCTAGTGCAAGCAACCTCATCACCAAGAGGTGCCATCTTTGCAACAGACTCAAGTAGCTCACGGGCAAGCCGTCGGCAACTATCAACCCGGTCAGGGAACACACGTCTAAACGTGGTGTCACCTTGGTCGAAGTGGTACAGCTTGAGGAACCTTTCCCAATCAAAGTTCTCAAGGATGTCTTCGATCTGTTCGTTGTACGTCATGTCACACCACCTCAGTTGGTTTAGTCGGAGGAAGATCGTCTCGCTCAGGGAGCGGGTACGATATCAACCACTCCTTTCCGGAGTGATCGTACTCAACAGAGAATTGTGTCCCGAGGTTAAGCTTCTCTCGGCACGTAAGGCAAGCTGTGTCGAAGTTACTTGTGCGGTAGGTTTTAATGCGGCTCACAGCAATCTCCGATTGCGAGGCTTCACTGATCTTTCTCGTCGGACTCCATCCTCCGGCCGATCTCAGCGGCTGCTCGGACGATTGCGCGGCGGGTGGACCTCATCCAATCACCGTCTTCTACATTCTCCACAACGCCTTTACCTCTCGAAATAACAACACGAGATGGTTCATGAGGCGGGTAGTTGTGAAAATACACCACAGGAAGCCGAAGGCTGACGCTCAACCGAAACGCATCGCCGTCGTCGGTGAGGGGGTTCCAAGTGCACGGACCCTCAACCCAAGCGCTTTGCGTTGGCTCATGCCAGTGCAGCTTCATCCCCGCCGCCTTCGCGGCTAGTTCCAACAGTTCGCGATCACTCTCACTCATAGATCGTACTCCCCTTTCCTCCGCTCACTCGCCTTCGGCTCGTTCGCTCCCGGCTGTTCCCTTTTGACCACACCACACACAAGGACAGTATCACGGTCGATAATGTGAACTCCGGTGAGTCCACAGTCTCGAACGCTGATCTCTCGTTGGATTGATACACCTCGGGAGTACGTGTAGAAGTTACACGCTACTATCAGAGCAGCCACAGCGGTAGCTGTGATGGTTTGTTTCCACATTAGTCGAATTCCTGTATTGTGTGTAACAGCAGACGACCAGTGTCGTGGTCGTAGCGGAGGGTGTCTGGGACACCTTGCATCTCAGCCATGTAGTTCACAACAGCAACCAACTCTTCGAGAGTAGCGTCAGATTTCAATTTGTTTGCCCTCCAACTGATGACGCAGATGTTGCCCTTGACGTAACCTTTCTTTGGATCAATCTTGTCAACGCTGGGGCTGTCTGGAGAGAAACCCCCGCCGCCCGAGACTAACGGGATACCGAGCACAGGACAAACCTCTGGGATGACAATATCGTCAACTGTGAGATCAAACGGTTGAGAGGTCTTCGCTGATCTATACTTCGCTGCGTGAAGAAGCTTCAAACGCTTCGCCATACTCGTAACTCTATTTCGTCTGTGGGCATCTAGGGTGCAAAGACTACAACAATGTGTCCACACCCAACGAAATGCAATGTGCCCTTTGTGACACGGTCTCCCCGTGAAGTATTTACTGACCCCTTGCTTCAACGCTTCCTTTCTTGTTGCGGGAAGCGTTGTATTCTCGCACTCGGTCTGGGTTTCGCTCTCTCCACCGTTTAGCTTTGTCTCTTGCCCGTTGCTTCCTTTCCTCATCAGTATACTTCCTTGGTCTACCCATCCTTCAGGGCTCCTGTATGGTACGTTATTTCAGGTACGTTGTCAAGAGAATTCTTCAATGACAACAGGCTTAAACTTACCCTCATCGTCGAAAGCAAGCACATCACCAAGACCAGTAAACCCCCACTCACGTGCTCGAAGTACGCGGGTGCGGATGTTGCCCCGGGTGTTTTCTTGGTTCGGGTCTAGCACTTGTTTCTCAACGGCGATCATGTTGTGCGACAACTGCGCGATTGCCCCTGAGCCACGGGCATCGTGCATCCCGAGGATGTCCCAGTACGGATACTTCTGCTTCGGATCAGTGCGCGCCTGTTCTCGTTCTCCTCGCTTGATGTGCGAGATGATGTTCAAGCAGTAATCCAACTCCTCCACTGAACGGGCGAGCTTGGTCAAGAACACATCGATGGACCGGCGCTCATCCTTCGTGTCCATCGCACCTACCACGAAACTCAGATGGTCGAAGTAGATGCGCTTGCATCCTAGCGCACGGACCATGAACGTAATCTTGCGGAGAATGTGCTCGTCGTCCAACACCACCCGTCCGTTGTCCTTTGTCTTAAACTCGTAGAGATGGAGTCGTGGGAACAATTTGTCCCGTACATCTCGCTTCAACTCAGGGTTGGCGATGCTGGGGTTGGCTCGGTACTTGTTCAGCGGTACGCCGCAGTGGTATGCAAGCACACTCTGCTTCGTCTTCTTCTTCTGCTCTTCTAGAAAGAACCCTCCGATGTGCTCATCAGGGTGGGAAATCAAGTCCTCGTACATCATCTGTCGAAGGATACTTGACTTGCCGACGTTTGCCTCAGCAATCCAAGCAGTCATCTCTCCCCGACGAAACCCGTGCATCTTGTCACAAGTCCTTGGGAGAAAAGAGTAGCGAGTACCAGCAACAAGAGGCTTCTCCAACTCATCCCAATCATTATCCCCGCTGGTGATACAGTCGTCTTCGTATGCTTTGGCGGAGTTGATCGCGCTTGCCCAGTCCTTCTCTCGCCCAGCCTCCCACAGAGCCGCGCTGTCCTTCATGGGGAGCGAAGCTGTACGGACATCAGTGCTTGAGGACAGGTACTCCGCTATGGCCCTCGCAGTGGCCTTGCCGGGGCCATCTGTGTCTAGGACGAGCACCACCTTCTTGAACTTGGCTAGCCACTCCAGCTCTTTCTTGGTGGTTGCGTCTAGCGTACCCTCCTCGTTTGCTCCGTTTGGGATAGACACCACGTTGTAAGGGCGTGTGTCCGGCTTCAACACACGCATCATTTCGCGGCAAGCGAGGGCATCGTGCTCGCCCTCGACAACTAGGATGAAGTTCTCCCCGTGTACCTTGTCCTTGCCGAACAAGCCCTTGTTCTTGCCCAGCGCGGAGAACTGCTTCGGGAGTACGCGCTTCTTGTAGCCGGTGACAGCCCCATCTTCGTCAGTGTACGGGTAGAACAGTGCTCGAAGCTCTCCTGTCTCTTGCGACACCTCCCCCTTGACTCCGAAGAACTCCATCGTCTCGATGCTGATCTTACGCTCGGGGTAAGCAAGGTGTTTCAAGTCCCGGATACGAGCCATCTCGTAGGCGTCATCAGTATTCTTGTTGTAGGTCATTGAATTCCTCTTCTCAACAACTCCGGGTTCTGCGAGAACCACACGACCATGACCGTGGTAGCACCAGCCTGCCTGTTCATCTTCAAAAAGTCGCAGATGGTTGCCTGTTGAATCTCGGCCCTCGTCCTTGCACAAGGGGCAAGCTACTCGCTTGTTACTCAGGGGCATAGTGTTCAGTCATTGACTGCATAGCGCATCTCCCGCTGGCACGCGGAGTATCCGTCGTTGAATGCATCATCCACATCCTCCTTCGTATACATCTCTCCCGACCCCGCTACCTCAGCCAGTTGGAACAGGGCAGCTTCGCAGGCATGGAGGAAATCAAACGCCAACTCAGTCTCGATACGGGTCTTGGCTTCGTACACACCTAGGTCAAGCCGGACACCGGCGGTGATACACCGCTTCGCGGTTTCCCGAACACGATCTAGGAGGTGAGAACTTCGGGTGTCGAATGACTGGAGTACATCGTCTTTGGTAATCACTCCGCATTCTCCTCGGTGTAGATGGGGATGAGTTTAAGCAGAACACCTGAGCGCGAGAAACTGTAGTAGTTATAGGCTTCCTCTTCCGTGTAAATGTCAGGATCGAGCATGACATCTCCATCCACATCACGATACACCACCTGATACCAAGTCGTAGGGGGCTTCTTGGGTTCGGGTTTAATACGGTACTTTTGGGTTGGTTCAAAAGCCGGTTCCCTCAGAAACAGCCAGTCCTCTGTTGCAGGGTGCATCCACTCAATCTCATACCCATCAGCATACGCCTTAATCACTTCCGCATGGGGGTGGGGTTTACGTTCGGTAGTCGTCATATCGTCTTACACCTTTGGTGGGTTGTTGATGATGTCACGCATATCGGAGATCAATTTGAACAAACGCCATTGGTCGTGGGTGTTCTCCGGTGAGATCATGCCCAGTACTACCTGCGCAGAGATTACTGCTGTCCCCAGACCGTACACCAGTTCGTACAATGGAGGTGTTTCCCACACACCATCTTCCAGCGATGGATTACTCATCAAACCTCCCCTCTTCCCAGCTCACCCGGATACGGGCGATGGCGTACTTCGACCACATGTCAGCGTCCTGCCGTGTCTGCCCGACCCCGGCCCTCGTGCCGTCATCGTATACATTCACCCACACAACCCCTTTCTTCTTCGGTTCGATGGGGGTGGGGATGAGGTCGCGAGTAGGACTTGGTTCGTTTCCTAGCTCTCTCCCTTCCAACGTGAAGTTACACGGCGTCCCGTCCTGTATGTGACCAATCACCGGGTAAGTACCCGGAGCATCAACACACACCACCCGGATAAGCTCACCGTCACCACGCTTGTAGTATTTCCCAACCTCGAACTTCGTTTCGGTAGTCATCTCAATCGTACCCCTTCGCTCGGTCTTGTGCCTTCTCGTACAATCGTTCGGCTAGGTCTTGGATAAGCTTGTCACACTGGTCAATGATGGCGTCTTCGAGAATCTTGTGGGAGAAGCCTTCAGTCATCAGGCGCTGGACAATGATAGGTAACATGTATCTCCACGGCGGATCGTAATCCGTCATTGCACTATCCCACCGTGCCTCTGCCTCTTCGATGAAGCTATCCAGTGGATCAGTTTGGGGGTCAATAGGACGATCACCAGCCATCAGGGGTTCTCCGTCTTGTAGGAATCAATGATGTCGTGGACGTACTGAGGAAGACCATCACACAAACCATCGTGTGTGATCTGCTCGACTTCGTTGAACACAGTGCGAAGCACTAGATCAACACGCTCTTCGAGCGGGAAGTGTGACTTGGGATCATCCGATAGGATGAGATTGTACAGCAGATTGCGAAGCAATGATTGTACTAGCTTCTCATCTAGAGAATTAACACTCCAATCCCCTTCAATCAACAACTCAAGAAGATTGTTAGTTACTTCTAGACTAGTGGTTTTGAAATACATATCTTTCTCTCTTAGTTGGTTTGTTTGTTACTCTTGAAGAGTTACAACCTAGTGCTTCGCACTGGAAAGAGTTTATCTTTAACAACTAGCCGCCGAGGGCGTACTATGCGGTTCCAAGATGTACCCAAGCTGAAGGAGCGTAGCCTTGAGCCTACCGGGAAGCGTACCGATCCCTCGGAACAGGTAGAAATATCCAGCTCTTCCCAACAGAATCAAGGGGCTACGCTTGTAAGGATTGTTTACGTCTCGGAACGAGAACCGCAAGTGTTCTCCTCGGCCAGTGCCTTGCACTGCATCCCACGTCACACCACGCACATCCGTGCGGGTCAGTACCCCGTAGAGGGAATCTCTCCCCGACCACCCGTCAGCCTCTAGGAGCGACGGACAGATAGTGCCGCTAGGCAGGTATTCCCCCGGCCTTACATGCTCCTTACCGAAGCTTAGAAGTGGCTTCCCGTTGATGTCAAAGTCTACTCGGTAGGAAGGGAGCCCATCGCACTGAGCTGCTAGCCGGAGGATGTTGCGAGTATCGACGGGAGTCCACGTTTCTCCGTAGAGGGTTCGATTAGTCACTAGGTTGCTTCCTTTCATCCAAAATGAAGTAGTTACCGCCTTCGGCTTTCTCGCACTCGTCGGTGAGATCGGTCCAACTGACGTAGCGATTGCGCTCCATCCACACGGGGTGTTGTTGGGGCCGGTCCGTCCACCGCAGACACCTGGCCCGGAGGATACACGAGTCGCTGGAACAGCGGGTGTAGTCTGGGGAGAGGGAGTTCATTTAGAGGTTTCCTCATCTTCCCACAACCCTTGTTTCGGTAAGAAGTGCCGAATATCGCGGATGCACTCCGACATTTGTTTCTTTGTGTGAATGATGCCCAACTCATAAGCGTGACGGACAGCCTGTTGCACAGCGGGTGTCCATTCCTTTACCGGAATGTCTCCTACATTCCACTCATTTATGAACGGGGCTACGCACTTCTTTCCATACATGTTCAATCTGTAAACTACATGAGTTTTCACTTCCCCTCCCTCGCCGCGCGTGCGGCGTCGATGGCGTCTCGGCGAAACGCCACGCAAGAAAGGTCACTCCCGCGCGGGACCAGAATCGCCATGTACGTTCGATCTTCGGAGCGGTGCCACTCTGCGTTCGCAATCACCCAGCGCGCGCGCTCCGCATCCGCCCGCAGCGCCTCGTTCTCGGCGCGGAGGCGGTGGGCAGCAGAGAGAACAGAGTCCGGGCAGTTCTTGTCAGCGCCAAGTGCGGAAGCGACAGCATCCCACTGAGCCTTTGCCTCGATCGTCTGTGGGTGCTTCATCCACTCCCGCTCAACCCATTGCACCCGGTACAGCTCGACAAGCCGCTCCAGCTCCGCGACCCGCTCGCGCAGCCTTGCCACGACAAGCTCGACCTCGCGAGGGACCTGGCGCAGGAACTCGACGCTGCAATCCGGCGCCGCCCCGGCGCCGACTGCTGTCGCGCACTCGCTCAGTGCCTGCCGCAGCGGCCCCGCCACCTGTTCGTCGCAGGCGTTCCAGCACTGGCGGCCGTAGGCTTCAATTCGATCCTGCTGACCGTTAGCCAGCAAGCCGGTCAGGTAAGGCAACTCTGGCAACACCGGCCCCGCGTTGGTGTCAGTCATGGCGCGCTCCCGTAGACCTTGGCGATTGATTCAAGGCGCAACCTGACAAATCCATCAACCATCTTGTCTTTGATTTCGTTATCACGAACCCACTCCCTGAAAGCCTTGTCTGCATCTTTCCTGTAATAGTGCTCTTGCATTGGCATTTCTTGCACTACGACGCTATTTCCCTCTGGCAGCCACACGGATGCCTTGCCTCTTAGATAGCCTGGCCTTTCTGCATAAGATGAAAATCTTCCCCTTGGCGCTGGTGAAAAAGAAGAAGCCAGCAACCCACAGTTATTCCCGGACATGTCTTTCATGAAAAACTCCAGCCCGCCTCGCTGAGACCCTAGCCCGGTTGATAGCACGAACTTAAATGATTCATTCATATCTCTATGCCCGCTGAATTGATCGCGTCCTCCACAATTTGGATATCGAAGTCTTCCATTACAACCCACTCGTCCGCCCCGCCGCCGCCCAAGTTATCATGGACGTGAATCAACGCCTTCAAACACTCCAGCGCCCCGCATTCGGTGAGAGAGGCGTGGGCGTCTGCTATGAATTGCGCAGCAGAAACCGCCCACTGGACTTCACGAGAGATTCCGCATGCGTCGGCAGACCGATCACTCAGAGCCCGCGCCGCCTTCATCACCATCGGGTGGGCCGGGCCGCCGTCGTTTGTCGTGGTCATTCGTGTCCCCTGTTGATTTGCGAGGGTGGCGGCGGAAGGGGCATCCAGTGGGTGATTCTTGGGTTACTGATCCATGCAATAGATTCATGGGGGCGACCATCCTTGTCCTTCCATTTGCCGCCATCACAATACGCGTCAGTTACACGGAATTCAACCAAAGGAATTTCTTTATCTGAGTCCCTGTCAATTATCCCCATCGCCTGAGCCCACAAATCTACGATGGTTCCATCCTTCGGCGCCGTCTCAATCGATTGCCATGATTGCATTTCTTGCTATCTCCTAGTGTGTGTGTGTTACCCAATCCACCAAGCCAACCACGTAACCGATGCTGTGACCACGTAGCCCACTGGTAGTAGGGTTTCCACAGTGTACCACATCGGCTTTAGATTCTCGGAGGGATCGTCCCACACCTTAGCGCTGTGTTCAGCCATCTTTATTTCTGCTCGAAGGATCATCCACGCTGTGAACAATCCACAAGTTATGATCCACCATGTAAGGGGGTTGGTCATGCGGCACCGCCTGTGGCTTTGGCGATGGCGTCGGATGCGTCAGCAATAAAAGCCCATATTGGCTCGTTTCCTTCTGGCGCATAATGTTCAGCGTCTTTCAGGGCTCGATTCATCAAAGCTTTAATGGCGGAAAGCAATTCTGGCGCGGCGGCGATCAAGCGGGCGTTGGCTGAGTCAGGTTCAATAACCGGAGCATACTCACCCCCGGCTGACCCATCATCCATGACGACTTCCCCGTTCGCATCTAGAAGCTGAGTACAGTAACCGTCAGACACCCACACCCACGGACCCGGTGAAATCTTAGTGCTCGTCTCCTCATCCTTCATTTCCGATCGTACGCTTTCAGCAGCCTGCAACAGGACCATTTTCAAATTGTTGGGGTGGAGGCCGGGGTTACGTTCGACCCATTCCACAAGATCGAGGAATCTATCTCGTTGCTGTGTGACCTTGAATATTTGGCTGTCTCGGTACATTACTTCTTCTCCTCGTGTTCAGTCAGTTTACAAACCCGATACCAAGCCCCGGAAGCGCTGTCCCGGTACGATACAGCCAAGCCGGGGGCAATAGGAAAGGCTAGTTCAATCGCCTTTCGGATAACGGATGGTTTGGGGTGGATGGCGTAGACGAGAGAGAAAACGTCTTTGCCTAGGCTTACTAGCATGTGGGGCATGTTAGAGTCCTCTGCTGAATCGTAGTGACTTGAGTTCTTCTAGTGCATCTTCCAACTCAAACTTCAACTCCCGAACCCGCTCCGCGAGTTCTCCGGGGGTCATTCCGGTTTGGTGGAATACTTTAGACGCTTCTTTGATAAAAATCACGTCCGCTGCTTGGGATGGTCCGTGCTGTACGACGGCAATTAGTCTCAAGCTAGAAGGGGACAAAAGATGACTACCAAAGTCTGCGATCCACTCCCCTTTCGTTACATCCTTCTTCCACGGGCGGGGGTTAGCGCTCATCGTCGGTCCCCTCCGATTCACTTACGCTCGCGAATCCCTCGCGAGACCACCCATTCAACATCACAAGCCGCTTTTCCTTTCGAGGTGGGGTGGTTGTGGTGGGGTAGTCGTCGCGCTCTTGTAGTTCTTCCAACTCCCTAACCCGCTCCGCGAGTTCTCCGGGGGTCATTCCGGTCTGGTGGAGTACGCGGCTAGCTTCTAGAATCAACTTACGATCCGCTTTTGTCGGGCCCCAGCCGCTAGTTGGGTAGAACTGCTCAGAGTCTCCGAACCAACAAATCACGTCCCCGTCCTGAGATTCAAAAGAGCCGCAATCTTCCGTCCCCTTGCTGATCTTCCAGACCCATTCTCCTTTCGTCACATACTTCTTCCACGGGCGGCTTTCGGTAGTCATGTTGTGCGCTCCTTTATTGCTAGTGGTCGAAACCGTCGTTAGGGGTGATGTGCGTGATCTAATGGTCCCACCCATCACTATGCTCGCACGTATACCGATAGTAATCCGCATCCGTGTGTCCTAGTTCGTGAAGGGCTTTGCACAAACCTATAGCGCCTCGGGCTGTGGTAAGGGACACCGGGGGAATATCACCCCGGGAGGGGATGAATACTGCGAAGAGTTCGCGCAAGGCGTCATTTGCGCAGACGGAAGCTTTAGCTAGCTCGCACGCTCCATCGCGAGCGGAGGCGGTAGCCGGTTCTTGGTGTTCTCTCACACAACCACCACCTCACCATTTACAAACCGATATGCCTTATTTGATTCGATACCGCCTTCGCCGGTATAGCGGACGTGCAGGCGGTGGCGGTGACCATCCCATACGCGCCAACAGAGTACGGATTCATCCCCACCCGTGAGGGTGGATTTATCCCCACCCGTGAGGGTGGATTTATCCCCACCCGTGAGGGTGGAGCCATCCCCACCCGTGAGGGTGGAGTAATCCCCACCCGTGAGGGTGGAGTAATCCCCACCCGTGAGGGTGGATTTATACCCACCCGTGAGGGTGGAGTAATCCCCACCCGTGAGGGTGGATTTATACCCACCCGTGAGGGTGGATTTATACCCACCCGTGAGGGTGGATTTATACCCACCCGTGAGGGTGGATTCATCCCCACCCGTGAGGGTGGATTTATCCCCACCCGTGAGGGTGGGTTTATACCCACCCGTGAGGGTGGAGCCATCCCCACCCGTGAGGGTGGAGTAATCCCCACCCGCGAGGGTGGAGTAATCCCCACCCGTGAGGGTGGAGCGATGCCCACCCGTGAGGGTGGATTCATCCCCACCCGTGAGGGTGGAGCGATACCCACCCGTGAGGGTGGAGCGATACCCACCCGTGAGGGTGGAGCGATACCCACCCGTGAGGGTGGAGTAATCCCCACCCGTGAGAACCAACCCAATAATACGGGGAGCCTTTGTCTTCTCCCAAATGTAGCGCGTTGCGCTTTCTCTGGTGCCAGCGTGGGCGACAGTGCCGGTCTTGAACTTCACTTTACCGTTAAGCCGCACAAGGTCAGATTCAAGCACTCTGAGAACAAGCCAAACCCCGTCTTCGTGCCAATCTGCCGCCGAGTAATCACCTTCACCATTCTCCCACCCGTGCAGACCACGACCACACACGCGGTCGGGAATCCAATCGGGAGCGGTCACGGTGCCCTTCTTCGGGTACTGAAAGGTTTTGTTGCGGGACTTGTTCTCCGGGTCGTTTACGCGGAGTAAGTAAACGCACTTCGGGTTTTTAGTGGTAATCATTTTGGTTGTCTCCTTTCGGTTAAAACTGGGCATACAACACCGTCTCGTCATCGTACCCACACACGGAAGTGTTATCCCGAAGATACTCAAGGATCGCCTCACGTCGGGCTTCGGTGAAGGCTTCTTCGTCAAGCGTACCGTCGATGACTTCGCCACCCTCGTCAATGTCGGAGTAGTCAGCCGGGTCGGGGAAGTAGGAAGCGCAGTCCGTATAACTGTCCGCGATGGAATCGTAGGCGTCCTCCGTGTACTCGCAGCACAGAGCGATTACGTCGAGCTCGACAGGCTCGCCACAACTGTCGGAGTATTCTTCGAGATAGTCATAAAGCCACTCAAGGTTCTGGAACTGGCCCCCACGCCCCATAGAACGGAAGGACTCGGCAAACTCGTTGAAGCTTTGGATGGTGCGGACGATGGGCATGGCGAAGGTTCCTTAGTGTGTGTGTGTTTGGTAAGCGTAGCTTATCGCTTACGCCATTGCAAGCGCGATACGCTTACGGGCTTCGTTTGCTAGCGGGATGGACTGGACCAGCAAGTCGTTTGCGATTTCAAGGAAATATTCGGCACCGCTGAAAGACTCAACGCCCCAAAGAGACGCGAAGAAACCAAGATCAACTCCCGCACGCGATGCAGTGATCTCGACACCCACAAACTCCCAATCATCTAGCTTCCACGCTTCGATTTGTTCGCGCCTGTAGCAGTCAAAGTCTTGTAGGGCGTTGACATCGTCGTGGTGAATTGTGGCTGTGTAGTCCGTGCCATCCACGGTGCAAGTGATTGAGTCACCGGGAACAACGTCGAAGCGGGAAAAGGGGTTGGTGAACATGGTGGAGGTGTCCTGTGGTGGTGCAGTGGATCGTGGGGCTAGCTTGCCTCAAGCAATCTAGAAACGCAACCCTAGAATGGTAAACGATTGTCTAAGGTTGCGTATCTAAGCGGCTTAATCCACGTTATACCAGTCCGTGCGCAGCAGGTCGAAGGCCGTGAGGTCATCAATGTGCCGCTTCACCGGGGAGCAATGCTCTCGGATGAAAGCCTCGTCCTTGAAGTCTTCCGGGTTATCCCGGTGAATCCAGAAACTGCCGTCGATGATGCAGAACGCGCCGAAGAAGCCCGGGTGAGTGAAAGGACGGGTAAGGTCACAGTCTGTGAGTTTCATGTGAGGGTACTTCCCTTGTGTGTGTGGTGGGTGTATCTAAGCGACTCGGGTGTTACTCGCCCCGCGCGTACTCAATCCCACTCAAGAATGCGTGGATTTGGTCGTATAAGGCGCGAGCGGAGATGTGTCCGACGCGGAACACGTCGCGGACGCCCCCGCATTCATTCGCCATTTGGTGGAGGCTGTAGCCACCGTAAGCGCTGTCGATGTGGAAGTTACCGATGTTTGAGCGAAGCTTGCCATCTTTCCCACACGTCCACGGTTCGGACGGAGTGCCAGCTGTGCGGTTCAAGCGATCAACAAGGGGGCGAAGGTGTTTGATTGTGATACGCATGTGTGCGGCTCCTCAGTTGGTGAATGTGGAAAGGATAGTGACACACGCAACCAGCGCTGTCAACACCCAAACCGAGACGACAAGTAAACGATTATTACGCCTTTCGATCCGCTCCCGCTCTCTCTTCTCGTACTGGTACAGGCTGGAGCGAGCAAGGGCAGAACAGTCCCGCTCGGCTCGCTCGGATGACACTTGACGGAGCAGGACGTTGTAGGCTTGAAGTTCTTTGCGGTTCACTTGGAACACTCCTGTGCAACGTACTTACCCAGCAGCAAATCCCACACTTCAAGATTCTCGGCGCTAACAGACTCTTGCGACACAGAGCGCAGGGCCTCGCGCAAAGCGTCGTGCTGGTTCTTCGCGCCTATCATGATCCAGCCGTACCGACCGCGATAGCGGTAGGATGTGAGGCCAGCGGCGGCACAAGGTTTCTCCGTGAAGTGTGCCATCTCAGTAGCCCCCGTAGGCGTAGGCGTCAAGGTCCGCACTCGATTCGGATTCGATACGGGCTAGCTCAATCATTAGATGCTCGATTTCAGCATCGGTGAGTGCGTCTGTGTAGTCGTTAAACATGGTCATTAATCTTCGGAAAGTTTCTGCAAGGCTTCGATAGTGGTTACAACTAGCATACCGCTTTTGTAAATGTGTGCAGTTATCCCGAGATTGGTTAGATCGGTGTCAGATTCGACAACACGCGCTATAACCCTTTTTGGGCAAGAGTGCAGCCAGTGTTCCATTTTGTCGGCTTTTTCGGTGTTTTTCACTTTTGGTTCCTTGGGTTGCGTGTCCATCGGTTTGGATTCCTTAGTCGGAAGAAACAAGGCGCGATTTGTGGTTATCCCTTGCGTGGAAGATATAACCCGCATCGTCCGACGTGACATACCCACGGATATACTGGCCACGGTAGCGCGTGCTGGCCGGAACGGAAAACCAGGTATTCGCTTCGCCGGTAATGTAAACCGTCAAACGCTTGTCGCCCAAACCGTCGATGCGGCACTTGTTTATCTTAGACAGGGTAGGTCCACCCATCCAATCCGCAAACCAGCAGATAGCGCCGTCGGCTTGGGTTTCGCTGCGGTCTGCGCGGTATTTCTGGCTCACGGTATAACTCCTCTTGGGGTCTCGTCTTGTGTGGGGCTAGATTGACACGTACTCACCACGTTGGCAAGCATTCTTTTGTAAACGATTGTGTCAGATGCGGGATCACTCCGCACAGCGTGCGGGATAAGGATGCGCGCTCACGCGCGTGTATAGCTCCGCCCTCGCCTTCTTACTGTTACGGTATAACATAACATCTTAGGCGGGTATTAGTGCACACGTGTATATTAATGGGCAGTCTTCCGATGGGCTAGTGTGTCTCTTCCCCCACCCCTTCTCCCTTCTGCCACACACTTAATAGTCCCATACCGTCACGACAGTGACTGGTGTACCGTGGGAAATGTTAACAGGGCATTACCCATTACCTTTTCAATTTCATATTTGACTGGCTAATGCTTATTCAATTGGTCTAGTGCGCCTAATGCATTAGCTGGTCATTGGCTTCCTATTACCAGTCAGCGCCTATCGCATTAGCTAGCCCATTCTAATCTTGATCCGCCTTCCATTCTGTTGGCTGGTAATTCTTGGCCTAATGGCCTATTGGCCTTCTGGCTGAATCTAGACCCCCGGGGGTATCCCCTTTCGCGTGGGTGGGGTGGGTGAGGGTGGCCCCTCCCTCTCCCGGTAAAAATCCCAATTACGAACTTAACGATTTCCTTCCGTAATTCTCTCAGTATCTTGACAAAGGGGTCTAAAACATCTACAATCGGGTACTACTTTTGACAATTGCATCAAGGAGTTACAAGCTGTGGACTGTAACGACGATCTACAAACCAGACACTGTGTCATCTGTAACGGAACGCACGAAGTGCGGATGGAGTACCCATCGCTAGATGGGTCGGATGTCTGCCCAATGGTCCTAGACCTCAACAGGAGGCTTCTAGAGGCTTGTCTAGAGCCCACCCCTACCGACCCTACCGGGTCTGGCATAGAAACGCCTCCACTGACTTCCCACGCCGACTACCTCTTTCGTAAGGCGTACTTCTCCGACAAACCTCTTCGACCTGATGAGCAAGACAAACTGAACAAGCTGTTAAAGAAGAAAGACATGAGTCTTCTGTTGAAAAAGGGGTGGGAACGACGGAGGAGTAAGTTGGAGAAATACGACGAACGAGAGAGAAGGAGAAGGGCAGATATGGAGTTTCGGTACGACTATCTTCTCGATGTCTGGAAGATGGCTCGGATTCCAGTTGAGTTGAGTAGGGAGGAGTTTGTGTCCGTTGTGATGGGATCATTCATGGTCTCCTACGTCTACCCTTGGGTGGGTACGGTATCGGAGTACATTCGGGATACAAGGGATGGGGGGAGGGGTGGAAGTATACGGCTAGAAAGGTTGGATACGACCATACCCCTCCGGTTAGGGAACATTCAGCTAAGGGAGGTCTTACCAAAGGAGATGAGAGGTGGAGGGAGGAGTGTTAGAAAGACGGTAGAGGTACTAAGTCTATGATCCTCATAGAAGTTGAGGTAGAGCGATAGGGTACAGAACCCGCCTCTGGCGGGGATGATAAGAGCCAAGCTCTGCTTGGCGATGGGGTACTTGACAACTCTGCTGAACTGTGGTATCAAAGAAAAGCTCTTAAAGCTCTTATATATAATATATATTATATAATATATACTATACATTACATAACTACCATAACTACTAAGTTATCTACTACCGTAGATATATACCTACAAACCTACTAAGTATAACTAACCCTAGAAAGTAACTACTCAATCTATCAAGAATAACTAACCCTAGATAGAATACATCTATAGCTTAATAACAACTAAACCTACGGTTTAAAGGATACTAGACACTCTTGCGTCGGATAAGTATACTCTTGTGGCGTCGTACCCACTTTACCGAGGAGCAACCCAAGTGACCCCCGACACCAACGACTACACCCAGCTTACCAACGAACAACTCTCCGAGCTGATCCGCCGTCTCAGCGTCGAATCGAGGAATCGGTACGAAACAAGAATGGAGCTGGAAAAGCTCAGGCAAGAACACCGAGCCGGGTTGGACAACGATCCCGAGGTTCTCCGGACTGCGTTCAATCATCCGATCAAGCTCGGCGGTAAAGTTCTGGCTGGGGTGGATAACATCGACGCGATCATGACCGAAGCAGACAAACTTTGTTCTCGATGGGAAGAGCGGATCAACAACATCGACGCTAAGGCGCCTAGGAACGATTCTGAGGCGATCCCAGATGCAGAGTAAGGGCGAGGTAGCGGCTAGCATGTACGATCATCTCCTGAGCGATCCTAGGAAGTCTCCGGAGATTCTTGCTGATTTGTGGGTTGTTCTTGACGAGGTTGTTGATCTGACCCCCGAGCAATGGGAGTTGGCATCCGCTTTTGCCAACAAGTACGAGAGGTACTACCGATACATCCACGGTAACCGCTCTGAGAGCCTCTCTAAGCCCGACCTAGCCGGTGGCTAAGGCCGAGGGTGCGGGTAAGGGGCCGGAAGGCCGTAGAGAGGCTTACAGAGAGCCGTAGGCGAACGAAAGGAGTCCGAAGGACGACGGGAGGTTTTGGTGAAAAAGATCGAGGACATGACGTGGGATGAGGTTCAAGCCTACCTCCAAGAAATCTACGCAAAGGACCGAGACCGGATCAAAGCCGGGGAGATCACACCCCAAGAGTTGTTCTGGTTCGCACACGAGATGGCAAAGAACGCCAAGATTACTTGGCCCAAGAGGTTTAAACTGTGAAAAACGTAATTGATCGTATCGCTGAGCTTCGCCGTAACATCGCCGTCCACTCGTACCTGTACTACCGGATGTACGAGTCCGTGGTTCCCGATTACATGTTTGACATGTGGTCCCGAGAGTTGGTCAAGCTCCAGACGGAGCACCCCGAGGAATCCGAGAAGGTTCCGTACCATCTCGACTACTTCCGAGATTGGGAGGGGGCTTCGGGGTTTGACTTCCCGTTTACCGATGAGATCAAGGAACAAGCGGAGAAGCTACTCTCTTAGCGTTCGCTCTCTCTCTCTCTCTTGACACAACCGCTGAACATCGTTACAATCGCGACTCCCAACCAACCGTAACGGAGGTAACACCCAATGCCCGCAGCAAACCTGAAACCCCGTGATTTCTTCAGCCAAGGTGATTCCGAGAAGGCCAAGGAACTGGCTGATGCCTTTGCCAAGATCGAGGCGAATATTGAGTCCCTTGTTACTTGGGGTAATACCCTGCGCTTGAAGCTCAACGCTGACGGCGGTGTGACCGACACGAACTACGCCGCACCCACGCTCTAAGCGGTTCCAATCTAGCCAAGGAGGGCTACCAGCTTGTCCGATATTAAGAAATCTAAGCTGTTCCCCTTTCCCGTAAACGAGGAAGTGGCCCTCCGTAATCTCTTCGAGGGCATCCTCCAAGAGACTGAACTGGGGGAGATCAGCGATGTGTTGATCTCCAACCCAGATGATGAAGACATCTTGCAGTACAACTCATCCTTGATGGTTTGGGAGAATGTACCCCTCCCCACACTCCCCATCGGAAACTTAGATGACATCGGGGATGTGGTTATTACCACCGTCGCTGACGGTGATGTGCTCACTTGGGACTCGGGAACGAGTCGGTGGGTAAATGAAGCCCCCACCGGAGGTGGTGGTACACCCGGTGGAACCGGGACTCAGCTCCAGTTCCGCAATGGAACGAGCTTCGGGGGTGTGCTCGGTACAGTGTGGGATGGTACTACTCTCACGCTTCCAAGTGCGGTACGTATCGGCCCTGCAACGGGAGTCGGTGCTCGCTCTATCGTTGGCTTCGATGAGTTGAGTGTCCAGTATGACCACCCCACTGACACGGGCTCCTATGCCCGTTTGGAGATGGGTCGTACCGGGTCTAACCAGACTAGTTGGACTCTTGAAGCTGTCGGTGACGCTGGTAATGACATCACCACGTTCACGTTTACCAGTGGGTCAACTGCCCCTGAGTTCAACGGGAACGGGATGTGGCACGCGGGTAATTTCAGCCCAAGCTCTAAGCAAGACACCCTTGCGTCCGGTACGAACATCCGTACTGTTGACAACCAGTCCCTCGTGGGTTCCGGTAACGTAGACTCCAAACCCATCGAAGCTATCGGTGTTGCTTGCTCTGATGAGACTACGGACATCACAGCCGGGACGGCTAAGGTGACTTTCCGTATGCCCTACGCGTTTACCCTCACGGGTGTCCGAGCTTCGTTGAGTACAGCCCAGCCTAGTGGATCAATCTTTACGGTTGACATCAACGAGGCGGGTACATCGATCCTTAGCACGAAGTTGACCATTGACAATACCGAGCTGACCAGCACAACGGCTGCTACAGCTCCCGTGATCTCCGACACATCGCTTGCCGATGATGCCCAGATCACTGTGGATGTAGACCAGATTGGAACTACTGGTGCTCGTGGGTTGAAAGTTTGGTTGATTGGGAGACGGACGTGAGTTTTATTCTCGATCCGTACAGGTTTGCTCCGGCTGGACCAACCGATCCGTTCTTTTCGTTTGTTACGTTGCTATTGCACATGGACGGTACGGACGAGTCGCAGTCGTGGCCGGACGTAATTAACACCACGACTTGGCAACGGAATGCAGGCGCATCGTCCGCTGGCCCTTACGTCGATACTGACGAGAAACAGTTTGGCACTGCGTCTACGCGATTTGAGTCGCCATCGTCCGGAACAGACACGGGCGAATATATTGAGCCGACTTCAAGAATCGCCGGTCACTTCATGGAGACCGAAGACTTTGTGATTGAGGGCTGGTTCCGACCTGTTGCCCCTCATATTTCTGTCGGCTTTTGGTGGTCGGCAGGCGCGCAGAACTCAGCCGAGGGGCTTGCACTTGGAGTCACGCCAACTACGGTTTGGTGGCGCTCAAACGTTTTCACCGACCTTAGTGCGTCTGTAACAATCAGCACAACGGATTTTACTTGGGTCGCTTGGGTGAGGGAAGGCACCGCCCGTAGAATCTATGTGGACGGTACGCTAGTAGCCTCTGATTCCAATGGATCGTTTGACAACGACGATGCAACTAATTCTCGGCTTGGCGGTGTTTCTGGTGATCCTCGCTTTGCTTATCGCGGCTGGATTGACGAGGTGCGAATCACGAAAGGCTCGATTCGAGGCTACACTGGCAGCACGATCACTGTTCCAAGCGCTGCTTTCTTGGACTCTTAATCGAACAACTTTCAACAAAACGGAGGTCAATAGATGACCACTAACCCAAACCGAGACCGAAGAATCTCTGAGAACGGCCTCAACGTCATTAAGAAGTTCGAGGGCTTCTCAGCCAAAGCCTACAAAGACCTTGTAGGTGTGTGGACTATTGGTTATGGGATCACTGACCCTCGTCACGCTTTCGAGGGTAACACCATTACCCGAGAGTTCGCTGAGCAGCTTCTTATCCAGCACGTAGCCCAAGACGAAATCTCTTGTCGTCAGCTTATCAAGGTTCCTCTTAGCCAACCCCAATGGGACGCTGTTGTATCGCTCTGCTACAACATTGGGCCCGGAGCTTTCGCTCGTTCTACCCTTCTTCGTAAGTTGAACCAATCTGATTTCACGGGGGCTTATGCTGAGTTCCCCAAGTGGAAAAAGGCAGGGGGTAAGGTAGTTCAAGGGTTGGTTAACCGACGTAAGGAAGAGGCTGGTATGTTCCTTACCGGAACCACCTACACAAAGGATGAGAGGTTTGATGCCGAAGAATCGAAGCCGCACAAGTCTTCCGAGCCCACATCCAACGTGGTCCCCGATGCCGTACCCGACAACACTCAAGTCCAGAAGGTTGCCGGTGGAGTCGCAGCCACAGCAGGCGTTGCTTCCCAAGTCTCCCAAGTAGAGGTGGTGCGGGATGCCCTTGCCCCTCTAGCTGGACTCAGCCAGTTTGTTAGCTATCTGTTTGTTGGTGTCTCTCTGTTGGCGATTTGGTATATGCTCTCTAAGAGGGACAAGTAGAAAGCGGCACTAACCAAGGAGGTGGTCTTTAGTCTCGGACTGGACTCGCCTGAGCAACGCAGTCGGTTCGTTAACCCACTAGCTCAACCCTATCAACCCAACTAGAGGAGCCAGTTGAAATGGCTAAGAAGTCTAAAGCAGAGTCTACCCTTGATTTGAGTGGTGTTTACTACAACCCGGATAAATCGGGTTGGGGATTGTTCGTAAACAACTACGGTGAGGATACCCAGAGTATCTCCATCTTCACCTATGATAACAAGGGTAATCAAATTTGGCTTGTGGGTGTGAGCCCCCGTGGAACGGGTAATTTTACTCTCCTTCGGCCTACGGCCTCGGGTCCGTTTGATTTGATTCGTGGTTACGATACGGGACC